TGTCATATCAAGCATTTGAGCTTGTATGATAGGCTTTTTTTGTGTATAAGGGGCAAATAAGGGGCAAACTATAAAGAATCGAGCAAATCCAGGATATTATCATCCATCTTTTTAGTAACGTGTGTATAGATTTTATTAGTCGTTCGAGAGTCGGAGTGACCAACTCTTGCCATGATTGCTTTTAGGGGTACATTATTTTCTGCTAGTCTACTAACAAGAGTATGTCTGAATATATGTGAAGTAAGATGTTTATCTATTGGATTTTTCAAACGTTTATTCGCTTTCTGGATTGCTAAATTGAAAGAATTGTTTTGAATTGGTATGCCGTTTTTGGTAACAAAGATAAATCCAAGATCATTGAATGTTTTTCGAGTATTTTTAGAAAGTTCATTTATTGAGATAAACTCTTTTAAAATTTCAATTTCTCTTTTCGATAAAGAAACGGTTCTGAAGCTTGCAGCAGTTTTAGTAGTTGTTTTGTGACCTTTTGAATAACCTACTGTTTTATCCAGAGTGCCATGGATTTTTACTGTCTTGTTATCGAAATCAATGTTTTCTTGTTTAATAGCAATAGCTTCACCAATTCGACAACCATTGTATGCCATGAATTCTGCAAGCAATCCTAGTCGATATGTATTCTTTGTTCTGTATAATTCCTCTAGTAATCTTTTTAATTCTTCCTCTTCTAAAAATTTCTTTTCTGTTTTTTCTAATTCTTCGATTGTCTTTATTTGTTTTGGAAGTTTTGCTCGTCTTGCAGGGTTGTCTTTGATGTATTCAAGATTAACTGCATAATCAAGTGATAGATTTAAAATCATTTTATAGCGCTCTAGTTTTGAACGAGAAATATCTAGATCATTCAAAAAACGCTGGATGTATTTAGTGTCTATATTCTTAACTTTAATTTCTGTATCGAACGCTTCCTTAAAATCATTCACGCTACTTGTAAGAGAGCTGATAGAACTACCCTTAATCTCTTTCTGGTAAAATGTCCACCATTCATCCAAAACGTGTTGGTAAGTTACATCTGTTGATTGTATATTCTGTAAAGTTTCTTCTATACGTTCATCTAGTAATTTCTGAGCTTCTTTCTTTGCTCGTGATGAACCAGAGTCCAGAGTAACAGAAACTCTTTTCCATTTTTCTGTATATGGGTCCTTATAGCGCTCGAAAAATTTATACTTACCGTTTGGTAATTCTTCCATCCACATTTGCTTTTCACCTCATTTCTTGGTAAAATGGGTATAGTAAAAAGGGCTTTTTAATGCCTTTTTATATACTAGCTGTTCCTCACACTCAAAAACTTGGCGATGGCGAGTGTGGGGGATTTTTGTTGACAAATTAGAGTTATATAGTGTATAATTGTTTTAACGGAAGAACAGTGGTCTAGGTCCGAATAGCCTGGGTGGCAAGGGTGAAATGCCTTGTCAGCTTGCAGTTGAAATTACTGCTACCCTGTTCGTTTTTTTATTTCCATTCTTCGCATCTTTGATAGCTAAATCCAATAAATTGATTATTTGAATCTACCGGGAAACGTACTTGCAGCATTTGTGAGTATGTTTTTTGTTGTCTTTCGACACCTCTCCACAGTGCGCCAGCTACAAGGTCAGCTAGTTGAACACCTATAGTGAACTCAGAGTCAACAAAATTAATAGAAGGAGAAAAATGTTTCTCATCAAATCCTATAAAATCAATAGCTTTACTCTGGATTGCTTCTTTGTATGCAACATAAACCTTCTTATTATGGTGAGAATCAATGCGATCAATAAATACTGTCACAGACTCATTGATATTATTATGTCTCATGAAGCTATTAACTGCTGATAAGAGATATTGAAAACAAAGTTTATAGATTTCATCTTTGTTTTTTAGTATCTCGTTGTTTTGTAACGTTTGCTTATGAATTTGAGAGCCGAAGCAATGACAAGAAGAGTTGGCTATTTGATTGTGAATAGCTTTAAGAAATTTATCTCTATCTTTACCAGTCTTTAAATCTTTAGCTTTAACGGTTGATTTCAATTCTTTATAAGGATCTTTATAATACTCTTTTTTTATTTCTAGTATCTTTTCTTCTATATCACTTAAATCTTCTGTCTTGATAAGAACAGCCCCTATGACAAAGTATTCCGAGTTTCCCTCTTTGTTATTTTCTCCTCGGTGTAAATCTTTGGTACCTGATTCGTCAATATATAGCAGATACATTAGAACGGTAGGTCCTCTCCAGAGACATCGAGCCAAGAAGATGCTAATCCGTAGGCTTTGAAGAGGGTTTCAGAACCACAGAGAGGACAGAATGCAGCTTCATCAGTCAAAAGAACATCTTGCTCCCAATTTAAACATTTTTTATTGGTGCAAATATTTCTGATTGGTGCACCGCATTTAATGCAGTAATTATTTTGGTCATCATTCTCATGCTGACATCTTAAACAAATTTTCATTGTTGAGTTCCTATAATCTTTCTTTTTATTGAAAAGGGCGTTATTGCTGATTGTGTTTGCTTGTTTAATTTGCTCGTGTTTGGAAACAGTTACGGCCTTTATATAATATATTTCCTAAAAACAGTAAAAGTCGACTAGTTTCTAGCCGACTTTTTCTATGGTATGGACTCCCTTGTAAATGCACGCATTTTTTATAGGGCGCTGAACTAAATCAGTCTTACACTATATCCATAGTATCAAATTCTTTATAAGATGTCAACGATTTTTTTGAATACGATCATCATTTTTGTTAACTCCACATTTTTAGCATAAGCCAATTGATTCCTCTGGCAGCGTGCTATAAAATTGTTTATAGCTTGTTTTTGGTACTGTAGTACTGCAGGAGAGCAATAAGTCTTAGCTAATACTAGAAGTGAAATCAAATCGTTTACTTTCTTATAGTTTTTATATTTGATTACATCGACTTGTTTTGCAAAAGTAGTAATAACAGCGTTAACGTTTGATAGTTTATCGTTCTTTTCAAACACATTAAGTAGTAAAACGCTATTATGGGCACAGGCGTTCCTTATATGTCTAGCTCCATCGCCTAATTCTGAAGCTTTTTTCAATGATTTACATCCATGTTTTTGGTAGTAAAAAGTAACGAATTTAATGAGACAACCATAATCCATATGTTCTAGCAGTGCCCAATATGGATAATCATGTTTTCTTTTATTAAACATAGCGTTTTGATAACGTGATTCTCTAAATTTCTTCTTAGTAAACTCGTAATATTTATTGTATTGCGAGTTTTTAAACTCAGTCAGAATGCTATATCCATCTTCTTGCGGATTATTGTTTATTTGGCGAGAAAGCTCAACCTTAATAAAATGTTCCACATCGATTGCTATATTTAAAAGTATACCTCTGATTTTCATATCAAGAGATGCAAGATCCTGTAAATACGAGAAGTCTAAATCCACATATTTACCATCTTTCTTTTTAAAGTTTTTCCTGAAGGCAGCCAGCTTGTAGTAGTAGTTATTCTTGTCTAAGAAAGTTATTGCTTGACCTATAGAAATGTTGTTGAAGGTAACATCTTTAGAAGCTAGATGATTGACAAGTTTTCTATTGTTCCATTTTGGTTGACGACTCAATAGGTAACACCTCCTCTATACACCCCAACTACAGCAAAAATCTTGATATGTGTGTCTTCGGCTGGTGGGAAGTCTAGGATAATGTCCTCATACTTGTCATTGAGCGACACAAGGCGTAAGCGTCCGTTTTCGGTATATATCTTTTTGAAGTAAGAACGGTCTCCGTATGCGATAACTGCCAAATCTCCGTTATAGGTAGTTAGTCCTTTGTCTACTAAATAGAGAATATCTCCGTCTTGGTAGTCAGGTTGCATGGAATCTCCGCTGACTTTAGTTGCGATATCGTGGCGTGGTGGTCGTTCATGAACCTCTATAGTCTCTCTGTCTGTATCGTCGTAACCAAATCCGTAGTTAAATCCACAAGCTGCAGCCGTCTCAGATACTATCTCGACTTGATACAAGCTGATGAGGTTTTCCGATACTTCGTTTACCTTCGTTTTTTCTTCGTTTTGCTCTTTCAGTTGCCTCTCGGCATAGGTCAAGACTTTGGCTTGTCTTGGAGGTTTTAGTTCGTCGTAGATGGTTTGGATGGAGGATTTTGAAAGAACAGGGGGAGTAGCATTAATTTGAATTTCTTGATCGTCATCGAGCATGTCAATTAAGCCTTCAACAGAGATCTGCATACCTTTAGCAATTTTTTCTATTGTTTCATACGAAGGGACGATGGGTTTTTTCGATTTCGGATGTTCGTTTTTTTCAAGCATAGAAATATATCCTTTTGTTAAATCAGATAATTCACAAAAAGCATCCATTGATAATTTATGCTCAGTTCTATATGATTTAAGTAATTCTCCTAACTTCATTTAAAAACTCCTTTCTATATATTGTTTAATCCATTATACATCTTTAAATAAAAAAAGTAAATTTTTTTGTTTAACACACTTGACATTTTATGTTTAACGTGTTAAACTATAATCAAGCTTAAGGAAATAA